GTGCCGTACCAGGATTCATACCCATCATAGTTTGGATCTGTTTGGTAATTTCTTGAGAAATAACAGGGTATTGCTGGCTTGTAGCAGTATCAAGAGTAAGCAGCGTAACTTTAGAGTTAGGATCACTTGAAGTAATAACACCACCGCTTTTGAGTGCTGTAGCGCCAGTAAATAGACCAGTTTTAACCATTGTAGGCTTGCTGTTATAAAGCCATGTGGTAGCTACGTTCTGGCGTAATGCCATCAAGAAGTTCTGGTTAGGTGAAGCTAGGCGTACACGACTGTCACCAAATGGTGATAATTCAGCAGGATCAATAACCAAGAATAGTGTACGTGGGTAGCCGAATTTAGAACGGTTAGGTACTTCACGCAAGATCTGATTGATACCAGGACTGAAAGTACAAATGTCATCTTCTTTATTAATAGAATAACGAGTGATAATATCAAAGGTTTCAGCGTTAGCTTCAATCTTAGACTGTTCCATAGGAGTAACGTATTCAGCATAATCAGCCGCGCCACTACTGTCAGGACCGGCGGCAAGAAGTGCTTTTAGAGCCTGTATGTTCCATGTACTTGCAGAACCTTTTTTACTTTCGCGGTTATAAATATTCTGAAGTTTACCAGGAGTCATCTTAGTACGAATATAGAAATAAGGACTCCAACTACCTTCTTGAATACCTGGCTCAATAGCAAAATCGTTAAAATGGATAAGTTTTGGTACGATACCAAACTCACCAAACATCTTAGTAGCACTCACTTGAAATACGTTAAAACCACGTGATAGTGAACCGCGACCACCTAATTGAAGGGTATTTACAAAACCTTTACCAAAGGTGTTAGGATTCAGAATACGATCATTTACCAAGAACCGGCACGTAATAGCTTCACTTGTACTTTCAGAACCATTTATGCCTACTGAAACATGAGGTATTTTTTTGACCGCAGTACGCATAATCTGACGTACAATACCGGCTACTGTAGTATCACCAATGTTAGGATTTTTGCCAGTAGTACCGTCATATTGTGCGTTTGCTATCGTATCAAGTCGCTTAAAATCGCGGATTGCATTATCAACGTATTCTTTACCTTTTTGCCACTCCTGAAGATAATTGAATACCTTTTGATCCGGAGTAACCTTTTTGCTTGATGCAGTTTTTTCGTATGCCATAATGTTTATACTATATCACCTATCACGCCTATATTGACACCTTCAATTACCGCATTGACAACATCAAATGAGGTATATTCCAAATCACTATAGACTTTAAATTTGCCTTCGTTCACTACCCTATTAGGTAATCGGATTCTGCAACGTTTTCTAATTTTTTGAGTACTATTCTGTTCGCCTGAAGTTGGTATTGGTGTAGACCAATTAATCATCCGATTATTCCAGGAAGACCACAACAAACGTGGATTACCCCATCCAGCAAGCAAATTACGACTATGAGAACCGTTAGTAAACGTTTTCTGTTTAGTCTTGAGCTTGCCTTTTTGATCGTAGTAAGATACTTCAATTGTTACTGTACCGATGAAATTAGCTAGGTAAACAACCGCTTGAGTTGCAGCAAAAAAACTGTTTTTGGCGGCAGTTGTGGCTTGTAAAGAACCTTCAAGAACAACCGGATAAGCGGTAGCAGTACCATCACTTTCTTCGTCTTCAGCAACATAAGATTCAATGAGTTTAAAGAACTTATTACCCTGTCGGATGTACAAGAAACTATCAGAATTAGGTGGTGATATTGAACCAATCCAATCAACTTCAAGATCCCAAATATACCATTTAGGTTTGTTCTTGTTTGTCAAATCGTAAACAAGTACCTGATTGTTGTAATTAAAGCCACGACTAGGTACGGTAAAGCACACAAGGTTATTCCAAGAAGCACCAACAATTTTATTAAAATCAGCGTTTCTAATAGTGCCATATGTCTGTCCTATCGGTTCACTAACAATAGAAGGAGACAATACGTTTTGTAAATCTTGCTCAGTTTGAATAGCAGTAATACCTTCAGAGGATGGAAACAGCAATTTACCTAGATAGTTCACAACGCCATATTTCGCATATACAGCAGATGCACCGGCGTTAAGTTCATCAGCACCCCAATAGGTAAGGGTAGTATTACCATAAGTAATTGTCTTTTGGCTTATAATTTGTTGTTTAGAAACACCCTCTGTACCTGAGAATAGGGCAAGTAAGTTAGGTATATTCTGGTTATTACGGAAGCCAATAACAGAGGTAGGATAATAGTTTGTACCCTTGAGTAGCGGTAAGCGTTGCGCGCCATTATTAGCACCAAACGATATGCCGGTATCAGTTAAAGCACCAAAGTACAAGTCATAAGGATTATCTGGATCACCATAAAGTACTGGAATACTGCCAACCATCGTACCGGCGGCGGCTTTAATACCGGCTGTAGAGTTAGTATCTGGAGCTGTATTAAACGCAATATCAAATGGTATTGAACCATTATCAACAAAACTAGCATCAGCAGTAGGTATATTTGACTTGAGCATGGCTAAATCGCTTGCAACCGGTGTAGTACCTTGCAAAGCTATTGCAGCGTACAAGTTACGGCTTGTAGCACCGGCTGGCGGTGTGTCGTTAAATGTAAGCGTAAGGTATTCAGAACCGTCAGAAGCCCATGTTGAACGGCTTTTTGATACTGCTTGCGTCTTAATCGGTCCAATAGCTGTTTCACCACCACCATCAGAGTTATAAGTAAATGCGTAGTAAACGTTAAATGGTCCAGTACCAGTAATGCCTGTTGCAACACAAGTAATGTTACTTACTGGATCGTCTACGTGCGTGAAAACCGTTACATCAAGTGTCGCTAAATCAACATAACGAAGTTCATCAACACCGTTCATACAAAGCAAAACGTCATTTACGCGCAAGAAGGTAGTAATTACATCCGGATCAGTGGTAATGCTGTTACTACCACCGCAAGGAGTCCAAACAGTATCATTAGGCTGGCAATATCTAACCTCACTGTCATCAGCTATAAAATAATAGATCTGACCATTGTAATAAACAGTTGAAACTTCAGAGTTAAAAGCTACGGCGTTAGGTAGCCATTTTTTCTTACTAAGCCGTTTAGTGAAGTTATTAGCTGAATTAACGCGACCATTACGCCCATAGCTAAAAGCATCCGGTGGTATGTTAAAGTCACCACGCTCATCAAGACCACTAGCAAAAGAGACTACCTGAAGTGGTGTTACAATTTGCGCGCCTTTTACTTTGACTGGATCTGAGACTGCCATTACCAAATACCGCCAATGCTACTAAAATCATCCCTTCGCATCATATCAACTTCATTAGTAGAATTATTAATCATAACGGCTTTATTAAGTTCGTTATTATATTTCTGAGCAAACGAAGGACTAAGGCTAACTTTAGTGACATCAGCTAGGGTATTGTTTTTTGCTATACCTAATACTGCTAAATTCTTGCTATAAATTAATTCAAGTGCTGTGTCATCTGTACGTGTTAGCTTTGGAAAATATTGGACTACATCTAATACAATCTCTGCACCAACTTCTTCATCTGTAGGAGCGCGAGACAATACAATATTACGACCTACAAAAGTAGCCCTGTCTGGTCTACTGAGTTCGTCATCAACTACCCTTTGGTTAGGATCAACCATTTTAAATCTTGAAACAACCGTACCGTCTATTATGAATTTCAACTCTTTGTCCATGTCAAATACAGGAGTTCGGTAATCATCTGGCAATTCAAACGAATAAGTAGTAGTATCACCAACCGTAGAAAGAACATAGTCATCAACTCTAACTTGGTTCCAATACGTTTCTGTTTCGTACTCATCTAACCAGAGGTTGAAACCACGAATAAAGTTATTTTCAAACGTAGTTAGATCATCACCAGTATCATCATTTTCTGCACCGTTAATAGTGTAGTAAGTGTTTTGTGCTAATTCTCGGATGTTGTCAATGGCTGCCATACTCTTATTCTACCTGCTTGCGCTTATTTTATGAACTATATTTGGTCTAACAGTACGAATTATCGGTATTGCGCCGGATTGTTGGTCAATTGTATCGTATGCTTGCACTTTTGGAGCAAACGCACCACCATCAAGCCTACCAAAATCACCACCTAAGTTACGTGAACCTGAACCACCACGACCACCAGAACCGGCTTTTTTCTCTTTCAAAAAGTACTTGTTTTTGTCTAAAGCACCCTTGCGATATGATACACCGGCTTCTGTCATCTTCTGGTCAAGTTCCCAAAGCTTCTGATACATTTCAGGATCGTACAAATCAGGATCGTGGTCTTCATCTTCTGGTGGTATACCCATCTTACGCCAGTCTTCAACGCCAACACTCTTGTACTCTGAAATCATGTCATAAGGTACTTTTATTTCTTTGTAGACTTCACCGCGCTTGATAGCTGTTTCAATATCTTTAAGAGAAGATGGCTTAGTGGTCTTATCAGCTTGCATCATATCGCGCTTGAGCTGCAATACTGCAAGATTAGTATCGTATTCACCACGCTCAAGATAAGCGGTGTCTGTACCCTCTGAGCTAACACCTTTAACCAAAGCATCTTCAAGTTTTTTCACATCACTCTGATCTAGTTCTTTACCCTGTTTAGCTTGGTTATATAGCAATTTTGTCTCATCATCCAAAATGCTCTCTATAACTGGATCTTCAAATACACCATACTGACCAATACCTTGTAATTTAGCGTTAATATCACCCATAATTTGCTGTGAACGTGCTTCACCGCCTGGCTGTGTTGCTGACGAAGCACCAAACGCTATTTGAGCAGGATTAGGATTTTGGATAGGATTACCAGCATCATCAAGCTTATCTGGAATATCCATCATATTATTCACACCAGGTATGCCACTAGCAACCTGATCTATGATATTACTCCATAAGTCTTTAGTGGTGGTGTCATTTTTCGTATCATCAAACGATTTAGAAATCTGATTGAGTAACGCACCAGCAGGAGTACCAGCACGAACGCTACTAGCTACAAAGTTCTTGAAGTCTTGCGGCGCACCATCACCTGAAGCCATATTTAAGAACCCTTGTATCTGATCCGTAGGAAGCAATTTAGATAAGCTTTTAGGTGAATAAAGCTCTTTTAAGCTCTCATTACTATCACCTTCACGCCCAATGGCTGCACCAGTCATCAAAGGTAAGCCAAGCATACCAGCGCCTTGCGGAATAGGATACCAAGCACCACCTATTTTAATGGAATTTTCAGATATACCTTCACGCTCCCACCTTGCGCGCTCATCTGGATCGCTAGGGTATGGACCGGAAATCATATCAGCCTTACCAAGCGCCACGCCTAAACCAAGTATAGCCGCACCTGAACCAGTCTCTTTCAAAGCGCGTTCAAATGCTTGTGCTGCACCCAATTTATCACCTTTCGCCATTTTAATACCTGTCTCCATATAAGACGGTAAGCCCATAGTAAGTCGTTTTGCTGATTGATACATAAAGTTACCGGTTGCTGTAGGGAAACCAACAGCCATACGCATAATCAGTTTTGAAGCACCCTGAAGTGCCTTACTATCAGTATTGCGACCAACATAATCAGTAACCGCTTTTTCAATTGTCTGACCTTTATCAAACAAACCAGTAAGACCAGATGATTTCATAGCTGAGTCAAGGTAAATTTCACCCATAGCATCCGGATCAGTTATCATCGCATGACGCATACGCATATCAAGATCTTTACCAGTAAGCCCTTGTGCCTTGAATTGATCGTTATAGTACCTACCAAGTCGTGAATATACTTGTGATTGTAGGCTAGATTCACCACCAGAGTTGATAGTAGTAGCCCAATTTTTCACCCACTCAAGAGGGTTTTTACCACCAATTTCAGCCCTTCGTGCTGCATCACGACCAAGTTTGACCATACCAACCTTACGCCCCATACGTGCGCCCTGACGATTGAAACCACCCACGTTTTCACCAAATATGGCTTTAGTTACTTTCGCACGTGTATTAGCAAATAGTCGGTTCTCTACACCAGCTAATTCAGTACCAAAAGTGTTTCGGAAGCCGGTAGCGGTTCCAGATAACATATTTGCCGTTACTAGATCCATTGTATTAACATCTGATTCTTTTCGTAAGTCATCAATAACCTTATTAACGTGAGCGCCCTTTTCACCTTTCAGAACACGTTTTGCAACTGAAACTTCAGTAAATTTAGCATCTGCGTCAGCTTTTCGTGCCGCGTTATGAGCTTCTTCCCAAGCCTTAAAGTCTGATTCACTACCGGTTCGCTTAAACTGTTCTTCAAGCTGTGCTGCTTTGTCTCTGGCAAGAGTAAAGTTATCATTAGCGCGCATCACTTCAGCCAAATCTTCATCAGCCATTTTTGCAGGGTTATCAAGCGCTCTAGCAATCTTACTCTCCCATCGGTTCACAAGCGTATCAGCACTAGCAGAACGGCGTATAACCTTTGGTATCATAGCTAATGCTTGACCAAGTTCAGTACGGCTCTTAGTCTGTAGCTTCTTTAGTACCATCCGGACTTCAGCATTATTGGGATCGGCTTTGGCTATATTCTCCATAGCAGCACTAATTCTACGCCTATCACCAGGAGTAAAGGACTCTTTAGTAGCAACTTCTGCTAGTAAGTCATCAACTGAACGATCAGCCATTTCAGTACGTCCAAGTGCAGCTTCAGCTTCACCGCTAGCCTTCTGATAAGCATTACCGCGCCTACCGCGTCCAAACTCACCGGTTTCAGCAAACCCTTCACCTTGTGGCGTATTAGGTGATTTAGCAGCTTCAATACGCTGCATAGCAGTATTTGTATCTTCTTGAGTTTTAGCCATCTGTCGTGCCAATTTGCGTTGATTTCGTGCAGCAGCCACTTGTCTCTTGTTAAATTTCTTAGGATTATCAAGAATTTCCTGAACTTCTTTAGGCAATATAGGTGCTGGCGATTGTGCTGCAATAGTTGCACTTTTCACATTATTGGGGGCATTTGCTTCAGTCACACGAACTGTACCAGGCGTTTCTGGCAAGTTTTGAGGTACATTAACTTCATCACGAATTGGTATACCAGTCGCTTGTTTAACCTTTATTGGTGTTCCAACAGGGGCTTCAGGCTGTTCACCTTTCGTAAGCATTGATTGAACTTCCGGATTAGCAGTTTCATCAAATGCTTTCTGCAAGCCTGGATCAGCTTCACCAGCACGTAATTGTCGTTCGGCTTCATCGCGCCACATAGCTTTTGTCATGCGCTTACCTTTAGTATCACCAAACCGAACATTGTTAGTACTTCGGTAATAGCCACCTTGACCATCGGGTATAAGCTGTGTGCCATTACCCTCACCCATTTCACGCAACCACGCCGCATACTCATCAATCATTTTATCTTGAGCTGTTGTAACAGCTTGCGTGTCCAATTTATAAGGCGCTTCAGGACTTCTTGGCGCTACACCTTCAATTGCTCGGTTAGGTTTTGGAGCAGTTTTAGCTTGGTCAAATGCAGCATCAGCAATAGCTTGCGCGCGTTCATCTTCGGCAAGTTTTTTAACTAATGCGTCTGGAGTCGCAACTGAAGCGTCACCAGGAAATTCACGAATTAGTGGTGGTGGCTCATTAAGATTTCGCACTCTAATCGGTTCCGGCAAGCCTTCAACAGCATTAACAGGTATGTTCTCTATCGCACGTACCGGTATTGTTCGTGACCGCATGGCTTGATTAGCAGCTTCAGCGCTTGCTGATATAGCAGTATCATCCAACTCGTCAGCTAATTCTGAAGCATCCACTTGACCGCGCCGCATAAACTTAGGTATAAAACGATCCTTAAAACCCCTACCAGCAACAGGTAACAGTACGTCTGGAGCAGTACCCAAAACTGCATTGGTAGTACCAGCAATAACCGGATCAAAACCGGTTGCACCTTGCGCTCTAGCATCCAAGTCACCACTAGCATAATTACCAGCAGTCATTTTGATAATATTAGGTGCTTGAGTACGAATAGCAGTCTTACCACCCTGTTGAATACTCTGTGAAACAGCACTACCCTTACCAAGAGTATACAAGTCAAGCATAGATACAGCAGTAGGTAGTGCGATCTTTTTCAAAGCATCTTCAGCGCTACCGCGTATTGATTCTTCTTCACCATAAAGCGTACCGGCGTTAAATAAACCACCTTTGTTTTCTTCAAACATACTAGCAGCAGCATCTTGTTCACGATTACTCTGTTCTATCATCTTATCAAGTTCAGCAATACCAGCTTCAAGCCGTCTAACCTCTGCGTAATCACCTCTTTTTTTAGCTTCTTGAAGTTTTTTCTCAGCATCAGAACGAACATTAACCTGTGCCGTATTCGTAAGAGTAATACCGACTTGTGGTATTTGTGCGCCAAGTGTGTTAAGACCTTTGACTATATGACCGACAAGTGGAGTCCGACTAACAATATTACCAGATTTTTCTTGAAAAACAGGCTTATCTTCACCCTTTGTAATATTTCCTTTGTAACGGCGATATTTGTCAGCTTCGGTATTTGTATCAAAAATATCACGTATCTTGTTCAAATTACCCTGTTGTGGCTTCTCTATTTTAATACCATAGTTAGGACGAGTTGCTTTTGTATACTCTCGTACCGCATTAATATCAAACCGGTTATCTCTGGCAATATCTTCAAAACTTCTACCACGATCAAGTTCGCGGTTCAAAATAGTTTCAGGGGTATCAGGCACTTCATCAGCATACCTACCATCAGGCAATTTGAGCCGTTGAGTAGGAGCAGCATCTACTGTAACTTTTGGACGGATAATCGTACCTGGCGCTGGACGTTCTACTGGCTTAGTCGCTTCGCTATTGATGATGTCAATAGCATTATTAGGCTTATTAAGCGTTAAACTCTTATTCAGACTTTCAAAAATATTTTCAGGCTGTTTAGGTTTTGGCAATTCAGGAGTATCAACTACTACCCTCTGAGTAGGTTGATTGTTAGTAACACGAAGACCGCCAGGTTGTCTTGGCGTATTATTTAATTGAGCCTGTTCTTCTTCACGCTTTTTTTTCTCTTGGCGGCGTTGAAGTTCACCCCCTCTATTCCAGGGGGTTACCTTATCAATCGCTCTTGTAAACCAAGATGCCATCCTAAACTCCTACTGGAGCTTGTTCTCGGCGGCGGCGCTGATCGCTAATCGTAAATATTCCAGAACCTACGCGTCCTCTTTCGGCTGAGTCACCAGCCAAGACGTTAGGTTGTGTCGGTCCAGCAAAAGCGGTCAATTCAGGAGCTTTTACTGAAACTGGAGCTGTATCATAATTACTTACTTGTGTTCGGCTATTTGCAGCAATTTCGGGGGTTAATGCACCAGCTCGGTTCATCCACTCAACTCTTTGTGGTTCCATTTCGGCTGAACCGTAATAACCAGCCATTTTACCAAATAGATCCTGTAACTGAGTATTGGTATCGCGGCGTACTGCACGTTCGTTATTGACAAGTGTATCTTCGTTTCCTTTTCGTTTACGCTGTAATTCAGTCAAAAATGAGCTAAGTGAGCTATCAAGGGTAGTCTGATTTTCTTTCTGAGTATCAGCACCAGTACGAATATCGTTAGCAGTTACGCCACCAACAGTATCTTGTGCCATATCTTCAGCCGTACCACCGGCTGCACCAGTACCACGAAGCAATTGCATCAAACCACCAAGACCTTTGATACCGGCACGAATTGAATCCATGAAATTAGCATCATAGTTTTGTTGATTGGTGACAGTTGAACCTTCGTAAGTTTTTCGCTGTCCTTGTTCTTGCTGATTAAATTCACCGACAGTATTTTGGTACTTTTGTCGTTCAGCTTGCAAAGCGGCTTCAAGTAAAGCCGGTAACTGGTCAATTGTCGCTTGAGTATTACTAACTGCGGCTTGATCTAATACTGGACGAGATACGCCAGAACCACCGCTAACTGGTGCGCGTTGTGGCACATTAGGATCATCAATCATTGTTACACCTGGCATGAAGCCAGAACCTTGACCTAGTGCAGTATCAAAGTTTGTTGAGCGAATACCGCCATTAGTATATTCATAGTTACCGTTCCATGCGCCCATGTTCTGAACACCAGAACCCTCTGTGCCACTACCGTAGTAGAGATTACCGTCTTGCCCTATCCAGGCAGTTGGAGTTGCCATAATTATTTTTCCTTCTTATCAATGTTAATTGTCATACGCTAATTTTACCATAAAAACAATAGGGAATAACTAGTTATTTACGCTGTACGCTTCCACATACGAACAACGATGTATGGTTGTAGGTTAGTGTGAGCTGAGGAAGCAGCAGCAGCAGAGTTGTTATCAGAGGTAGTTCCAGAAACATTAACCGCATTACCGATGATTGGTGAACTTTGACCATAACCAGCCGTACCGGTTACACGAACACCAATACCATGATTGTGAGCTGGTAAACCAGATTGTGCAGCAGTTAGCGTTACTTCTTTTGCACCACCAGTTTCTTCATCGGTATCAAATTCAGTTTGACCTGAGTCAAAACCAACTGGTACACGTCCTGCACCGAACGCTGTCCAAGTACCAAAGCCAAGTGAAGTACCAGGATTAGTACTATTTACTGAGATATAAATACTGCCAACAGGATACATAGCCTTACCAATTTCAAGCTTCAAATCAGAAATAGTAAGCTCTTTTAAAGCGTTACTAGCAGCACTATCTATTAGAGGAATAGTATCAGCGTCAGCCGGATCAGATTTACCCGCTACTCCGACAATGCTTGAAGCTATATTAACCGCATCAGTTACATCAGCACCAGCTTCAATACCGTCAAGCTTAGTCTCATCAGCCGTCAAAAATGAAGCAGTAGTGGCGGCTAATACGCCAGAGTTTCCAGCAGCAGCCAAAGCAGTTAAATCAGCATCAAGCGGCTGTTTGCCAGCAATATCAGACTCCATTGTATCTAAATCAACAGCTTGAGTAACTGTAATATGACCAAGTTTAGTTTTTTCGGCTGCGGTTGCAAATTTGTTTGTCGCACCTACAGTAATATCGTCAGTATCATCTACCGACTTCATAAATGCACCGGCGGCGGCTACATTGGTCGCATCAGTGACATCGGCGGCTGTTTCAATACCAGCCAATTTAGTTTGTTCGGTGGCGGTATAGTTTTTGTTGGTCATACCATCAGTCATATTGTCTTGGTCAAACGCATCTGCGCCTATAGCTTGGGGATCGTAAACCGAAGCCAACATATCACCACCGCCAGCCGGATTTTCCCACGCATAATCATAATTAGTAGCTGATTGCTTGGTTAGAATTTGACCGTCTGTACCGCCAACCGGCAAACCTTCACCTGGATCGCCTTGTGGTCCAGTCGCGCCAGTTGCACCTGTGGCTCCGGTTGCACCTGTGGCTCCGGTATCACCTTTTGAAGCCATTTGGTTCCAGTAAGTGCCATTAGTAGGTAAATTACCAGTTGAATTGAGAATACAAATATAAGAACTACCGTTATAGCTAACAGCATCATTGACCACGTAAGCAGTCGCACCGTTATAAGCACCAAGCCAAGTAATATCTAAACCATCTGTGCCAGGATCACCCTGTGGTCCTTGCGCGCCGGTATCACCAGTTTCACCCTGAATACCCTGAATACCTTGTATTCCTTGAATACCTTGCTCACCCTGAATACCCTGTTCGCCTTGCTCTCCTTGAATACCTTGCGCGCCAGTTGCACCGGTGTCACCTTTATCACCCTTACCACCAGTGGTTACATTACCGGTAACCGGTGTACCTTGAGCAACATTAGTTTGAACAGTCGCACCACTAGCAACATTAGGTGCAGTACCAGAACCTTCTATTACATTTGCGGTAATAGTTACATTATTGTCCATCAAACACCTCTGTTCGTTGGGCTGCCGTCTAATTTTATAGTACCTTCATCAATCTTATAAATTTCGCCATCCGCTTGTTCAACTTTAATGTCGTAATAATATTTACCTGGATCAAGAGTATCAGTATCAGCCGGTTCAATTTCAATGGTAGCTTCACCGGCTGAATCACCATCAGTAATGTTTTTTTGTATAACGGCACTTGAATCAGTCATATCATCATCCCACTCTACCGTTTTAACAGTAAACCGAACGGTTGCGCCTACCAGAGTTGTAGCTTCACCATTTCGTTTGTAGATTATGCCAATTGTGTATGTTGTGCCGCGATTTATTCTAAGTTGTGCCATAGCTTAATTTTAGCACAAGAATTAAAAGAAAACTCCCCTTTTTAGGGGGGAGTCTCAGCACAGAAGACGATGGATTTGCTTTATGGGCATTTCCACCATTATTTTAGCACTAAGTACTAGTCAGGTACAACTGCGGTTACGACTGCGCCAATAGCGGTGAAGCCTTGACCCATCCAACCAATAGTACTGTTGATTTTTGTGAAACGATGGATCTGTCCACCGGCTGCAATAGCGTACTCTTTAGTACCATCACAATCTTCAGAGTTAATTTCTTCAGCGCTTGTAGCCGGAGTACGAACTTCGTGACCAGCCGCGTTAGAAATAACAGTAATACAGTGACCATCAGGCACATCAGCCAAAGCTGGAAGTACAATAAAGTCGTTTACGCCGTTTACGTTAGCACCAACTGCTACCGAAGTAACACCTGGAGTAATAACATTAACGCCAACACCTTCTGCATCATCAGGTGTTAGAGTTTGAGCGCCTTCAACCGGCACTCGTAAATGTGTCTGTTCAAGCACACCATCATCATCGTAAGTACCTAAAACAAAATCGTCTGTTTCTTCCGCACCAGTCTGTGCAACTGATGACATGCGTAGTTCTGCCATAATTTAAAAATCTTTCTTGTTAATTGCTAAAATATGCACCTTTATTTTACCCTTTTTTTCTCCCAATTAGCAATCCAATTGTTTACCTCGCGACTATTCCACTCCTCGTTAGGGTTATCTTTAAAGCAAAGAAAAACGAATTTATGATATGGGCGCTTATTTGACTTTGGAACACTAATCACTTGCTCCTCAATTTGACCACTATCAATCAGGTATTGCAGCGCCATAATATAATCGTGCCACGCATAATTAAATTCAGTAGCGGTGTTTTTTACCAGCGTGTTCAAACGACCACGCGTAATGTTAGTTTCGCGCGCGTTGTAGTGCTGCAAAGTCCGAAGAAGTTTGTTAGCAAGATCAGCATCAAAGCTAACTTCATGAGTTTTCAATGGTGTTATTTTGTCTTTTTCTTCATCAACTTCAACATCACCATTTTTTACCGCATCCCATATAGCAAGGTTAATGTCTAAAAATGGTGCATCAATATTTGCAACTAACTCTGAAATTTTATTAGTGCCTAGTATTTTGAGTAGATATAGTACGTTCACTTTTTTCTCCTGTGCTTATTAATCGTCATGCTAAGATTGTAACATGAGCGTAAACACATTAGTCAAAGATGGACTTCTAACAAACATAAACGTACCGGTACACATCGCAAGAGTCAATACTGGCAAAGATGTAGACTACAATCCAGGCTTGGCACGTGATCCAGATGGCAATACTTGGATAAGCATTAGATCTTGCACTACCAATCTTGAAAAATGGAAAGGTTTAGCCCATCCAATGAAATACCAAAATTACCTATATGTTGGACTACTAAACGAAGATACGTTTGAAATTACTGAATTAAAAGAAATACTACCTGAAGCAGATTATGATGAGTATTTTCATTGGGGACCGGAAGATATACGGCTATTCTGGCGTGAAGACGGACTACATGGTATCGGTGTAGCCATACCAGTTGAAGGTGGTCACTACAAAATACGCCAAGTTGAAATTTTGATAAATCATAAAGCCGGTACATACAAACTAATCAAAGACTATGGTAGACCATTCGGACACGTTGAAAAAAACTGGATGCCAACCGAACACCCTAACCCTTACTTTGACTTTATCTACTCCACAACTCAAATAGTCAAAGACGGCAAAGTAACCGGTGAACCAAACGACTTATTCTTGCATCAAGGTACACCCCTAATTGCTTATGAAGACGGTTATATTTCAATAGCACACGCTGTAATTAGCGTCACAGGTCAGCGCACTTACGGACAAATCGCTCTAAAATGGGATATGGAAGGCAAACTGCTAGAACACAGCCAATTTTTCCACTTTAATGTAGGCTGGCGCGAAGGTTTACAAGAAACAATTGAATTTGCTTGTGGTTTACTCTGGTCAAAAGGTAAAGAAGGTAAGGAATTGCTAGTTGGTATCGGTATCAAAGACGAACTAATCGGACTATGCCGTTTGCCGGTCAGCAAGTTCAAATGGGAGCCGTACTCTGATACTATGTGGTATTCGTGGCGGTGGGATGAAACACCAAGCCGTAAAGAAATCCACTAGTATTTATAAAGCCCTAAATCTGTCCACTCCATCCAACCACTATTAATGCCGTTACTACGGTGTTCGTGACCATAAAAATTACCATATTTATCTTTCATACCATATTGCGGTGGTTTATAAGCTTGGCTAGGAGTAAGCGCCGGTAAGTCATCAGTTGCTAGATCATCGCGTACCCAAAACGCATTTACACCTTCATTTTCACAGTAAATTAGCCTATAGCCATGCTCTCTAAGTAGGTAGTAAAACGCTGCCAAACTAGCACCATAGTAATCGCCCCATAATTTACCAGGATCAACAGGGTATTTCACAATCACCGGCAATACCGGTCCATAACTGCCGTTGTATTCCGTCACAATTGCGCGCGGATTATAGTTAGAATCAAGCAGTTGCTTTAAAACATGGTAGTCAATTGAGTCAATATCTAAGCTTAAAAAGTCAAAGTCTTGCGGCACTTCGTAAGTCTGCATCAGTTCAATGACATTTTCCGGTGTAACCCAATGCTTCTTTACGCCGTTGCGTTTCGCTTCATCAGTATCAGCAATCTCACCACCTTCAAGCTTAACTGCACTCCAGCCCTGATCTTCCAACGCTAAAACGTTGCTAGTAATTCGCCCATCATACGCGCCAATATCCACCGCAACTTTCGTATCAGTTCCAATCAGGTCAAAAATTCTGGCAATTATGCCGTCTTCGCCTTGCTGTGAATAAATAGACTTTTCGTACTGTTCCATAACCAGTATTGTAGCACCAAAAAACCCACTAGGGGATTAGTGCTAGTGGGTAAAGCTTTGGTTGCTAAAACGTTTTATGCTTAATTTTGTGGTTCTGGATTAGCGATTTTCGGACCATCTGTTAGCGGATCAACACCTTCATATTGTGGTGATTTTGGATAGCGAGTTGGCTTTTTTTCAACCACTTCTTCTTCCACTTCTTCCACTTCTTCTTCTGTTTCCGGCTCCGAAGTTTCAACTTCAGGAGTTTCTTCAACAGCTTCAGTCTCTACCACTTCAGCTTCAACAGCTTCTACGGTTTCAACTACTTCTTCGTTTTCAACCACCGGTTCCGGTGTGACATCTTTCTTAGCCATAGTAATTATTATCCTTTCTTAACCTTTTTAATATAACATAGACAAGCTTCTATAATGTTACCACAATCAGTACATATTTCACCGCTCAAGCCATGAGTCATCAACAACGCTCGTAAGGTATCGTTTATATGCTTCATATTCCCTTCCACCTATTGTAGTTCGCATAAACGGTTCAACTTCAGCGCGTTCTGCAAGATCATACCCATAGCTATCCGGACAATGAATTTGCGCCAGCCCCTCACCTTCCACAATTAGCTTAATAATTGAGTGACCAAGCCAGCTAAAAATATGGACCGTATCATAGTGCGGATCAAATAGAAATTCTTGATTGCCTATTTCAACCGGTATAGAAACTTCGTTTTGTCTAAGCCACTCCATCACGCATACCCTCTTTTATAAATGGTATCTGCATCCGAATCGCCATAATCGCGGCTTCACCAATCAACCGCTCCGGCTCATATCGTGCCGTTTCCATCGCCGTTTCAACCGCCATGCAATACGTATCAAGCGCAACCAACGGCTCCGAAATATCATGCCGCATCATAATACCCTTCACGCGCCGAGCCATATAAATATCCAGCACCGGTACACCAGGACAATTATCATGCAAGTCTTTATGCACCTCTAAAACCATAGGCACAATCAACCCACCACGCCGCCGAATCCATTTGTTATCATCGTTCGCTTCATGCAACCGCCTATGATGCACAATATGATGATCGTGTAATTTCTCTACCATAGCTGAACTTTTTGTTTTATCTTCATACCATTAAAATAGCATAAGCATTTAAGTAAAGCCAATGGCTAGCGCCATCGTCTGTGGTTAGTTGAAAGCTCTTAGGCGTTTATAAGTGTGACAAGCGCAGCATTTGTAGTCTCCGCAGAATAAACAAGCTGTTTGTTTCTACAGATATTGCGAAGCATCGCTTTTGTCATGTGTGTAATTGGTGTGCCGTACATACCATAAGTATACCACCACGCGAGTTGATGCAAAAATTTTTGACCATTTTCATTACTTGACGAATATGGTATGTTTATTACATAATAAGTTTTTCTATATTTTTTATAAAGTTGGGGATGGGGATGTATACGCTCTAAACGGAGCGCAATTGAGTACCCCCCCTGTCCTGTTGTGTACCACACATCAAGCCACCACACGATCAACCACACCACGCGCCACACAAACATATATACATTGACACATACATATATATATTGTGTACGTACCGTCTATGTCGTACAACATATATTGTGCGACCTACTGTAACAGAGGTGGCGCTATGTTTCATACATACATAAGCACTTATAATACATATTACACAATAAAACGCTTGTTTTGTCTGTTACAGCATTACAGCAACTTTTTACCATATAATTATTTCTATCCTTTTGTAGTAAGCATTTTTTATTATTCAATTAAAGCAGTTCATGCTGTAACATTTTCTTTATCTGTTTTTTATGTTTTTTGATGTCTCATCCAAACTGTAACAAATACCCTTTTTAGCACAAATAATAACTTGTACTACTACTTATTAATATGCTAGACTACAAATAACTACACATTTAACAGAGGTAGAACTGTCTATTATACACAA